ATCGACCAATCAGGTCTTAAAGACTATTTAAACGGTATTGGCGTATCTAAGAATGACAAAGGTGCTTGGACTTATACAAAGCCTCCTGTAAGCCCTGTTGCTGGCGCTGCTGCACCTAATGCCCCACCTGCCCCCGTAGTTCCTTCAATGGGTCGAGTGGCTCCTGCTATGCCAATTTCAGGGGATTTAACTATTAAAAATGGCACGGGTATAGCAGATCAGCCATATGTGCCTAGTATTAAACCAAATGATGCAGGATCAAGACTTTTAAATAATGATTGGCACGGTTCAGATTCTGGACAAAACACATTAAACACATCTATGGCAGAAACCGCCATGAAACAATTTGTACCAACAATGGGGCAAGGTCAACAAAGTTCTAATTTGATGAAACTTGTTCAAATGTTTGGAATGGGATAAGGAAAACAAATGCCTGAAGTATTAGACCCCGTAGCTCCACCTATTGTTCCGCAAGCGGCAGTAGCCGCACCAATAGCACCACCAACAGCACAACCCGCTATTCAAGCAACTGCGCCTGTTGTACAGCCTGTTGTTCAACCATTAAGTCCTACGCAACGTGAAGATGATGCTTTGGCTAACCGTGATGTAAAAGAACTAACAAACATTGCAAAAGATAACATTGGAACACCTGCTGGCAATGTAGCAATGGATACAGTTAAAGGCATCCAAGATCGCGCATCTAAATTTGGAAAAATTGTTGAGCCAATTGATAAGGCTGGTGGACCTAGTACGCCAGAAGGTCGCATTCAAATTGGCAAACAGTTTGAGACTATTGCTGACCATCCGCAATGGGGTACCGCTCTTATTGCTTACATATTGGGCGACAAGAAGTCTGCTTATTTGCAAGTAACTGGTGGCAACATAAAAACATCTATTAGTTATGACAACAATGGCAATCAGATAGAAGAAAAAACCAATGAACTTGGTGAGCCAGTTTCTTATTATGACCGTAAAGAAAAAAGAACGCTTACAAGAGAAGAGTATGCACAACGTGTTGGTGGTATATCAGCATGGGAAAACACGCTCAAAGGAAAAACCGAACAAGAAACACGCAAGTTAAGCAATGAAGCTTTTGTAAAAGACAATGAAGCAGCTAACGTGTGGCATCAAATATTTAACGGGCAAAAACAATTACACCAAGAAAATATAGATTTCTTAACCAAAGTAAAAACAGATCTACGACCAGAGCTTTATAACAAAATTGTTGGTTCTGTTAGCCAGTCTCTTGGGCAAGCAAGCGCATCTTCTAATGGCAAAAGCATATTAAACCAACTAGGCAATAGTGTTAGTCGTGGTGAAGATGTAACTGTTACTGAAAAAATGGCTGGAACTATTAATGTTCCTGTTGGCACTGTCCTTAAAGTAAGTGGAGATTTTTTAGTAAGCAAAGACAATAGATATAAAGTTGACGTAAACAAGCTTAAATCGCAAACCGATACTGAAAACATTAACAGAGAGGCCACACAGAATGCTTCTCAGACGATGGCGAGTATTGCTGAAGCAGAACGCCTTGGTCAACTTACTCCTGTACAAGCACAAAAACTTCGTAGAGTAATAGCAAATAGTCAAACAATGGGACGAGAACTTGTTGATGCAGAAAGACTACATGGCAAGCCAGCGTTTGTATCATTGCCTACTTCGGCATCATTTATTGATAAACAAGCACAAGTAATGGCACAGTCATTACAGGCTCTGCAAAACGCTGATCAAATGGATCAATACATCAAGTATCGCAATAGCGCTATACAAGGATATAAAGATACCAACACTGTTCCATTGCCTGGCGACATTGGCACCAACTATTTGAAACAAGCGGCACCACAAGAAATCCGAAATCACTACTCTAAGTTGATTAACGAAGTAATGGATGCTGAGTACATTGCCAAAAATACTAAGCCATCTACACCTAAACCTCAAACAAATGCAGCAAATGCACCTACTGCAACACCTGCTGCACCACCTGCACGGCCTTCGTTGTCTGATCTCAAGAAGAAAAATGGAGGCTAATCATGGCTTTTGATGAAGCAAAATTTAGAGCAGAAGCTAAAGCTGCTGGATATTCAGATGATGATATTGATGCAGAATTAAAAGTTGCTGTGCCACCGCCATCTCCTGCAGCAGAGTCTGCCAATAAAGCAACTGCCGAAAATGATGCAGCGTTTGCAAATCAAACTGAAGAAATGAAAAAGAAGTTTGATGAAAGTGTTAAACAAACAACAACATTTCCTGTACAAGTGGGTGATTTTAAAGCCAATGTTCCAGCGGTTTTTGGAACGCCTGCTGGTCTTGGATTGATTGCTGCTGGTTTATATGGTGGCTACAAAGCAACCGAAGCTACTGTTAAAACAGGAAAAAAAGTTTACGATTCTTTACGTGACAAGATGTCATCTGGCGCACAGACCGCACCTACATTTGCACAAGAACTTGCTACTGATCAAAACATAATTAATCAAACCAAATCAGCAACAACTAATGCTCCTACTCCAATAAATCCCACTGTTGATTTAAATACTCCTGTAGGCAATGTGCCTAAAGACATGGAAATTGTTAAACAGTCTGAGCAAAACAAACTTAAGAATGAACTTGCTAAACAAAAAACAATAGGTGTAAATCCTTTTGAAGGCGCAACAGAACTTAGGACTGGTACTGGTAAAGCCGCTTATGAAGGTATGAATCTTGAAGGCAAAATGAGATCTACCTATCCATCAATAAGAGATGTTCCTCAAGGTAAAGCATTTATTCCAAATGCACAATACATTGATGTATTAAGAAACGATCTTGGTCAGCCAACATACACACAATCATTTACTAATCGAGATTTTCCTACGGAATACAAAGGCTCTATTGAAACTGGTAAAGAAATTAATAGAGGTTTAGGCAGAGAAACTCGCGCCCAACTAGAAGCCAGAGGTGTTCCGCGTGAACAAATGCCAGAACCTACAAAAGGTATTCTTGAGCGAGTCGGTGGTCCAAAGGGATCTAAAGTAATTAAAGTTGGTGGTGTTGCTGGTGCGTTAATCTCATTAGCTGATTTGGCTAAAGCAGAAAACCTACGCCAAGGTATTGGCAATGTTGCTGAAGGGCTATTGCCAATGGGTATTACCCCATCAGAACTTGCATCTGGCACACTAACTGAAAAACAATTAAAAGCATTTCAAGAAGCCCAGAAACTGGGTAGCCCATATCGTTCAGTACCTCCACCGAGATAACTTATGACACATCAAGATGAAACTGTAGGGGCTATTGCAGCCAAAGTAGCGCCCCCAGTAGGCGTGTCTTTAGCAACTGTATATGGTTATCAGGTCAGTGAACTAGTCCTTTGGGCTACCCTGATATACACGATTCTGATGATTGGTCTAAAGCTATACCAAATATACAAAGAGGTAAAAGATTGAACCAACCCTTATCTTCGCAGGATGCAAACTTGCCTACGAAGGAATCAAGTCGGCAGTTGAAGCGTACCAAGACATCAAGAGGACTGGTGGCGAGGTTGCAGGTATCGCTGGTGAGGTCGGTGGGTTACTCTCGAAATTCTTTCACGGTCAAAGTCAGCTAGAAGAAGACTACAAGAAGAAGACTGAAGAGACAAAAGAGTTAGCAAAGCAGGGCAAGGTTAAAAATGTAACCATGCAAGCCATTGACAACGTAATGCATGTTCGTCAGATCAGGCAGTATTACAAAGACTTAGAGCATATGGTTAGATACGAGTTAGGTATGCCTGACTTGTGGGTTGAGATACAAGCAGAAAGAGACAAACTGATTGAAGAGGCCAAGGCAATAACCAAACTACAACAAGAGGCTGAAAGACAAGAACGGTTAAAGAGGCAAGAGAAGTTTAGAAGGATCAAAGAGAAAGTACATATATACATAGCAAGCATGATTGCAATAGTTTATGTGTACATTTCTGTTTGGTCTTTAACTTGGTTAATTGAGTATGACAGGGAATGGAGATGGGGATACTAATATGGGAAATTGCTGTTACGGTTGTTGTCACCATATTCCTCGTAGTGGTGGTAATTGGCGCGTCTTGGTTTGTGCGTGAGCATGACAAGAAAGCTGAGTACTATAAAAAGCAAGCTGAAATCTGTTGGAGAAATAAATGAATGAGTTATTTGGTTTACTCAAGGGCTTGGCCCCTTCATTGGCGACTGCTGTGGCAGGTCCTTTGGGTGGTATGGCTGTTACCGCTTTGGCTAACAAGTTTGGTGTTGCTGATTCTGTCGAGTCAGTTGCTAAAGCTATTGCTGGCGATCCACAAGCGGCTCAGAAGTTAGCTGAACTGGAATTAGAGTATGCAAAGTTGGATATGGCTGACCGTGATTCTGCCCGTAAGAATGAAGCAGCCCTAGCGACAAGCGAGAACACCCCTCTGCTCAACAAGTCAGTAACACCCATTCTAGCGTTGGTGGTGGTGATTGCATGGGGTTTGATCCAGTATCACCTGCTGACCCACGTAGTGCCTACAGAGATGCGTGAAATCATTATCCGTGTGTTAGGTACATTGGATGGTGCTTTGGTTATGGTTTTGTCTTACTACTTTGGCGCAAGCCATAAACACTAATATGATTTACATAGCCGTATTGTTTATGTGTTTAAAAAACGAGTGTCATGTTATGTCTTCTGAAACACTTTACAAAAACGAAAAAGAATGTAAGGCTG